GCGCGCCGGGGGGGGTGCGCCACCCCGCCCCCCCCCCGCCGCCGATGACTGGCAGACCCGCTCCCGCGTCTGGCAGCGCGACCTCGTCCGCGAAGCGCGCGCCGTGTGGGGCATTGACGCGCCTGTGCCGGTGATGGCCGGGCAAATCCATCAGGAGAGCCTGTGGCGCGCGCACGCCCGCTCCAAGTACGCATCCGGCCTCGCCCAATTTACCCCGGACACCGAGGCGTGGATTAAGACGGCCTATCCGCAGGCGCTTGCCGTCGGCAATGCCTTTGATCCGCGCTGGGCGATCCGTGCGCTCGTTACCTACGACCACCACCTCTATCAGCGCATCCGTGCAGCCAATGACTGCGAGCGCTGGGCGATGACGCTCTCGGCGTATAACGGCGGCCTCGGCTGGTTGCAACGTGACCAGCGCCTTGCCGCCCAGCGCGGCGCCGACCCGCTGCGCTGGTGGGGCAATGTCGAGCGCTACAGCCGCCGTGCCAAATGGGCGATTGCCGAGAACCGCGGCTACCCGCGCGCCATCATCTACCAGCATCAGGCGCTCTATCGCGATTGGGGCGGGGGGATGGTATGCGCACGCTGACCGCCGTCCTGATTGCCACGGGCATCATCGCCACCCTCGGCGGTTATATCCACCGCCTACGCGGACAGCTTGCGAGCGAGCAGGCGACGGTGGCAGCACTCACCGCCGCCAACAAGGCGCTTGCCGATGAGTACGCCGCCGCCGATGCGGCTTATCAGGCGTTAATCGCAACCACGTCGCAAATAGCGACGCAATACCGCCCCGCCATCCACCGCGTGCAACAAGCCCCGGCGCATGACGATGCCCCGGTGGCGCCGGTATTGCGGCAAGCGCTGGAGGATTTGCCATGAGAGCCATTGCCCTGCTGCTTGCCATCACGCTCACCGCCTGCGCGCGCGACATCCCGCGCTACCACCCCATCGCCGTGCCGACCGGCCTCACCGCGCCGGTTGCCACCCCCGAAAAACCCGACCCGCAGCGCGCGACGCAGCGCGATGTCGCCCGCTACCTCATCGAGCAGCATCAGGCGCTCACCACCTGCAACGCGCGCCTTACGGTCATCCGCCAATGGAGCGAGCAATGGACGAGGCCGACCGCGCCGCAGCGCTAATCGAGGCGACCACTGCCAACGCGCTTGCCCGCATTCAGGCGGCGCAACAGCAGGCCGGACAGGCGGAGTGCGCGGATTGCGGCGAGCCCATACCCGCCGCACGTCGCGCCGCCAACCCTGCCGCCATCCGCTGCATTGAATGTCAGGAAATTTTTGAAAGGAGACACCGTGGGAAAAATTGACATCCCATTCTGGAAATTTGTCTTTGATTTGATTCAGACGATGTTCACCGTCGGCATCGCCATCTACGTCTGGATTGTGGCCAAGCACAAGGCCAACGCCAGCCGCATCAACGCACTCGAAGATAAAACCACTGCCGATATACACGAAGTTACACAGCGGTTAACCGTAATTGAAACCAAGGTTGAACAAATGCCTGACCGCACCGCTATCGGCAACATTCACCGCCGCCTCGACGAACAGGCGAAAACCCTGCACAAACTGGAGGGAACCCTGGAAGGCGTCAACAACACAAGCTGCCTCATCCTCGAAGCACTGCTTAAAGGAGAAAAATCATGATGCAAGACGCCGTGCGCGCTTACCGCCGCCGCGCCATATTGAGCCTGCTTGAATACGACAGCGACTATCGCCTGTCGCTCGATATGCTCGACCTCTGCCTGGAACAAGCCGGGCAGAACATCACCTACGACCAGCTGCAAACCGAAATCGGCTGGCTGGAAGAACAGGGCTATATCAGCCGCAGCCATCCGTCGCCGAACCTGACGATGGTGACATTGACCGACCGCGGCCTTGAAATCGCGCGTGGCAAAGCGCGGGCGCATGGTATCCGTGACCTGCGCCCGTCCGAACTGCGCGACATTGAGGCGCGTCGCTGATGGCGGCAAACAGCATCAAGACGTTGCCGCCTGCGCTCTTGGAACAGTTGCAGGGCTGGCTGCGCGACCCGGCCATCACCCAGCTGGAGGCGACCGAGCGCTTAAACGCTGTTCTCGCCGAGCTGGGCGAAAAGCCGCGCAGCAAGAGCGCGGTCAACCGCTATGCGCTGAAAATGAGCGAGGTTGGCGCGAAAATCCAGCAATCGCGCGAGATTGCCGACATGTGGATTGCCCGCTTTGGTAACCAGCCACAAGGCAAGGTCGGGGCGCTGCTGAACGAGCTGGTGCGTAACCTCGCCTTTGAAACCGCGTTGCAATTATCGGAAGACGAAGAACCGGCGCACCCTGGTCTTTTGAAAGACTTGGCGCAGGCGATTGAGAAGCTGGAGCGCGCATCCACGATTAACGACAAACGCCAGCGCGAAATCGAGCAGGCCGCCTTGGCGCGTGCCGCCGCCGACGTCGAGGCCACCGCCAAATCGCAAGGGCTATCCGACGAGGCAGTCGAACTCATCAAGCAGCGCATCTTGGGGGGCTGAGATGGCTGGCGTCCTCCTGCCCTACCAAATGCAATGGATTAACGACCCAACCCCGGTGCGTGTCTACGAAAAATCGCGGCGTATCGGTATCAGCTGGTCAACCGCCGCCGAGGCGGCATTGGTAGCGGCGGCTGCCTCCGGCATGGACGTCTGGTATATCGGCTACAACAAGGATATGGCCGAAGAATTTATCCGCGACAGCGCCGACTGGATTGGCCATTACCAGCTGGTCGCCGAGGCGGTCAGCGAAGAAATCCTCAACGACGGCGACAAAGACATCCTCACCTTTGTCATCCGCTGCGCGTCGGGCTACCGCATCACCGCCCTGTCGTCGCGCCCCTCCAACCTGCGCGGCAAACAGGGCTACGTCATCATCGACGAAGCCGCCTTCCACGAGCAGCTTGATGAGCTGCTCAAGGCGGCGATGGCGCTGCTCATGTGGGGCGGCAAGGTTGCCATCATCAGCACGCACGACGGCGTCGATAACCCCTTCAATCAGCTTTGTCAGGACATCCGCGCTGGGCGCAAACCCTATGCCCTGCACCGCACCACCTTCGACGAGGCGGTCGCACAAGGCCTCTACCGCCGCATTTGCCAAGTGCGCGGCATGGAGTGGACAGCGGCGGGGGAGGCGGCATGGACGGCGGGCATCTACGAACAATACGGCGCGGACGCCGATGAGGAGCTGCGCGTTATCCCTTCCAACAGCGGCGGCGCGGTACTCTCGCGCAGCCTGCTGGAGCTGCGTGCCGACCCCGTCCCCATCCTGCGCCTTGCCCAGCCCGACGGCTGGGCAGAATACCCGGCAGAGCTGCGCTCGGCCGATATCGCCGACTGGTGCGAGCGCGAATTGCGCCCGTTGCTGGCCACGCTAGACGGCACGCGCGAACACGTCTTTGGCATGGACTTCGCGCGGCACGGCGACCTCTCGGTACTGGTGCCGCTGCAAATCGCCGCCGATACCCGCCGCCATGTGCCGTTTGCGGTCGAGTTGCGCAACATCCCGCACGCGCAACAGCGGCAAATCGTCTATTACCTGCTCGACCGCCTGCCACGCCTGACTGCGGCGTGGTTTGACGCAAGCGGCAACGGCGAGTACCTCGCCGAGGCCGCACACGACCGCTACGGCAACCGCGTCGCACAAATCAAACTCTCCAACGCCTGGTACAGCGAGCATATGCCACCGCTGGTGGCAGCACTGGAAGATGACGCGCTACGCATCCCCAAAGACGCCGACATCATCGACGACCTGCGCGCGCTGGAGCGCATCGACGGCGTCATCAAACTGGGACGGCGCAGCGGCAAAGCGGGCGAGCGCCACGGCGACGCCGCCATCGCCCTCTGCCTCGCCTACGCCGCCAGCCGCAGCAATACCGCCCTGCCCGTAACCGTCGCCATTGAGGACGGCTACACCAAGCCTGCCTATCTGGATTACTAACTATGACCACACCCAACTCCAAAACCCTCGCCCGCCCAACTGCCGCGTCGCAAGAAGTCGCGGTAGAACGCAACCTCACCGAAATCGAACAGCTCGACACCCTGCTCACCCAACGCCTCGGCGGCGACCTCAACGGCTACCGCGACCTCTTGACCGACACCACCGTCAGCGGCGTCTGGGCGCAGCGGCAAACGGCGCTGACCAAACTGGAGCGGCAGGTCTTGCCGCACGACCCGGACAACGCCGCCGACGTCGAGGTAGCGGAATTTGTCGCCGCACAACTGCAACGCCTCAACTTTGACGCGGTGCTGAAAGCGATGCACTGGGGCGTGTTTTACGGCATGGCCGTCGGCGAAGTGATGTGGGGCATTGAGGACGGCAAAGTAGTGCTGGACAACGTCCTCGTCCGCGACCGGGGCAAATTCAAATACGACCTGCACAAACAGCTCATCTACACCGGCAACGGCGCCGATGAAGTGATGCCGCCGCGCAAATTCTGGACATTTTCCGCAGGCGGCGACACCACCGACAACCCCTACGGCCTGGGGCTGGCGCACTTCCTCTACTGGCCGGTGCTGTTCAAAAAATCCAACGTCAAATTCTGGCTGGTCGGCAACGAAAAGGCGGCGACATCCGTGCCGCATGGCCAGTACGACCCGCGCAGCCCCACCGCCGACGCCGACAAACAGCAACTGCTCGCTGCGCTCACCGCCATCAAGAACGCCGCCGCCACCGTCACCCCGCTCGGCGCCACCATTGAGCTGCTCAAGGGCGAGGCAGGCACCACCGACTACGCCAAACTGTGCGAATACATGGACGAGGCGATTGCGCTGGTAGTACTGGGACAGGTGATGACCTCGCAGGCGGTCGGCGGGCAATACAAGGCGGAAATACAGGACGAAGTCAAAGACGACATCGTCAAGGCCGATGCCGACCTGCTCTGCGCCTCCTTTAACGAGACGATAGCGGTATGGCTGACCGAATGGAACTTCCCCAACGCGCGACCGCCCAAACTGTGGCTGCGCACCGAAGAAACCAAAGACCTGCAAAAACTGGCCGACACCTACGCAAAAATTGCCGCGCTCGGCTACCGCCCGACCCAGGCACAACTGGAGCAGGACTTTGGCGGCGCGTGGGAGGCAATGCCCGCCGCCAGCGCCCTGCCGGAGGCGGCAGACGGCGAAGCCCACGATTTTGCCGAAAGTGCGCCGGCAGACACGCCGGACGACATGGGCAGCCGCCTCGCGCGCGACATTGCCCCACACGGCGAAGCATGGCTCGCGCAAATCAGCGCCGAACTGGCGTCATCTGAGACCCTGTTGCAATTCCGCGAACGCCTTGACGAACTGGCGGGCGCATTGCCGCTGGACGCATACGCCGACATCTTCGCCCGCGCCACCACCGCCGCCCACCTCGCCGGACGCCATGACGCCATAACGGAGACCGCATGAGTCTCGCGCACACGCAACTGCCCTTCGCCGAGCAGATTAACTACTACCGCCAAAAACTCGACCTGCCGACCGAGAGCTACGCCGACATCTACGGCGCCGAGCATGACCACGCCTTTGTGGTGGCAGGTGCCAACCGCCTCGACATGGTGGCGGATTTTCGCAAAGCGGTGGACAAGGCGATTGCCGACGGCACCACGCTAGAGGAGTTTCGCAAGGACTTTGACGACATCGTCGCCAAGCACGGCTGGCAGTACCACGGCGGCCGCGACTGGCGCAGCAAACTCATCTACGACACCAACCTGCACGCCAGCTATCAGGCGGGGCGTTACGAGCAACAGCAGGAGATGAAACACCTGCGCCCCTACTGGGAATACCGCCACCGCGACGGGCAAAAACACCCGCGCCCCGAACACGAGGCGTGGAATGGCTTGGTGCTGCATTGCGATGATCCGTGGTGGCAGACGCATTACCCGGTGAACGCCTACGGCTGCAAATGCACCGTCTTTGCCCACAGCAAGCGCTCGCTGGAGCGGCGCGGGCTGAAAGTGGGCGAAGCGCCCGCCGTTGAATGGCAGGAGCGGCTCATCGGCAAAAACAGCAACAACCCGCGCGTGGTCAGCGTGCCAAAGGGCATCGACCCCGGCTTTGACCGTATCCCCGGCAAAAACGCCGGGCGCGAAGGCTTGCAGCGCCTCTTTGACAAGGCAAGCGCGGTGCCACCGAAACTGGCGACCCATGCCATGCAGCAGGTGCTTGATAACCCGCGGGCGCGGGCGCTGCTCACGCAAGAAATTACGAAGATGGTCGATACCGTTGCCAGCGAGATGGTGGCGCGTGGCGTAAGCAAATCCATCGGCGTCATTGCACCGGATATCCTTGCTGATCTCGCCGCCCGCAAACTTATGCCTGCAACCGCCGTCATCACCCTGCGCGACAAGGACATTCTCCATATCCTGCGCACCAGCAAAGCGGGGATGCATCTGCCCATCAATTTTTTGCACCACATCGCTGACCATCTGCAAGCCCCGCAGGCGGTGCTGCTGGATACCACGCAAAGCGAACCCGCGCTGCTCTATGTATTTGACCTCGGCGGCAACAAGGGCAAGGTGGTGCTGAAATTAGGCTATGAGTCGCGCGTGAAAGATGCGGAGACGGGGGCAAAACAAAACGTATTGCTGAACATCCTGCGCAGCGGCGGTACGTTTGTTTGGGACGCCAAAGCCCAGCAGGGACTGGCGCATTACACCCTGATAAAAGGGAAATTGTGAACAAAAAAAGCACCCTCCCACGTCGGGAGAGTGCCGGGGCTGCGGTTTGCCTGATTCGAACAGGATCATGGTGGCGATCACCAACCTTTCCAGTAGGAAACCCCCGCAGCTGTCAGCCAAGTATAGCGCAAAACAACCATGCCAGCCCTAACCTTTGATGACCCGCGCGTTATCGCCTACCTCGAACGCCTCGCCGCTGCCGGTTTTTTGAACAAGGCGGTATTTACCGCTATCGGCGAGGAGCTGCTGCTCTCCACCGACGCACGTTTCGACAGCCAGACCGACCCGGACGGCCGTCCGTGGGCGCCGCTCAATGCCGAGTATGCCGCCTGGAAGCGTGCCTTTCACGGGCACGACCGCATCCTCAAGCTGCGCGGCTATCTGCGCGACACCCTGCGCTATCAGGCGACCGACGTCTCCGTCGCCATCGGCAGCAACCGCGTCTATTCCTCCATCCATCAATTCGGCGGGCAGGCAGGGTGGGAGCACAAGGCCACTATCCCCGCGCGCCCCTACCTCGGCGTCTCTGACGACGACGTCGCCGCCATCCTTGAGATTATCGAGGACGCTTTCGCCGCGCGACAACCGTAACCCGTCTAAAACGCGATTTCCGCCCCTGCAAGCGATAAGCCAACCGCTTGCCCGCCTTAACCACCGAAACGCCCGCGAGGGCATTTAGCAAACGCCGTAAAAACCTCCGCGCCCGAATATTCCCCCTCCCCCCGTGGGGGAGGGGCAGGGGTGGGGTTTGCCCGCATACCTCCGGGGTGGATAAACCACTCCCAAAAATCCCAAACCAGTCTAATCGTCGCCGCCGCCGCGCGCGCGGACAATGGCGGCATGAACCACATCGCCATCTTCAAAACCGGCCAGCACACAGACAGCCACGGCAACGTCCTTGACGCCACCCCGGACTACCTGCGCGCCATTGCCGAGAGCTACCAGCCCGCCCTGCACGAAGCGCCCGCCGTCATCGGCCATCCCGCCGACAACGCCCCCGCTTACGGCTGGGTGCAATCCCTTGCATTCAACGACGCCGACGGCGTCCTCTACGCCAACTTCAGCCAGGTGGATGAGGGTTTTGCCGGCCTGCTCAAGGCCGGCCGTTTTAAGAAGCGCTCCGCCTCCTTTTATCCGCCCGGTCATCCCAGCAACCCCACTCCCGACCGCCCCTATCTGCGCCACGTCGGCTTTCTCGGCGCGCAGCCGCCCGCCGTCAAGGGGTTGGCGGATTTTGCCGACGCAGGCGAACCGCCACCCACCTACGACTTTGACGAACCCACCCCCGAACCCCCGCAACCGGAGAACCCGATGGACAAAACCGAACTTGAAGCCAAAGAAGCCGAACTGGCCGAGCGCGAAAAGGCGCTGGCCGCACGCGAGGCCGAACTGAAAAAACGCGAAGACGCGCTCGCCGCTGAAGAAGCGGCGCGCGAAGAAGCCGAAGCCGCCGACTTTGCCGAGGGCTTGGTCAAGGCTGGCAAGGTGCTGCCGGGCGAAAAGCCTGCCGTCATCGCCATCCTGCGCGGCATGGACAAGACCGCGACCTATGACTTTGCCGAAGGCGGCAAATTGACGCAAAAACCCGCCGCTGACAGCCTGCGCGCGCTCTTGCAACGCTTGCCGGTCACGGTCGATTTTGCCGAGCACACCGCCGCCGACCCCAATACCGCTGCCAAGCCGCAACTGCCGGGCGGAACCGATGACGACGCCGCCCGCGCCGCACTCGACGCCAAAATCCAGAGCTTTGCCGAGCAGCACGGCATCAGCTACGCCGAAGCCGCAGCACAAATTACGGAGTAACCCATGCCACAGCACACCATCCTTGCGAAAAAAGTGACCCTCACCGCCGACGTCAAGGCCGGGCAAATCGTCAGCTGGAGCGGCGAGCCCGCCACCACCGGCAGCAAAGAGCCCGCAGGCGTCGCCCAGTACGACGGCAAGACGGGCGACACCATTGCCCTTACCGTCATCGGCCTTGAAGACGTCCCCGGCACCGGCCTCGCCGTTGGCGATGGCGTCAAGGCCAACGCAGGCGCCATCGAAAAAGCGGGCAGCGCCGCCGAAGCCTTTGCGACGGTGGTCGAAATCACCAGCCCGAAAACCGTCGAAATCCTCTTGAAATAAGGAGCCACCATGCCTCAATCCATCCGCAACGCGCTGCGCGTCGTCGATACCGTCCTCACCAAAGTCGTCCTCGGCTACAACCTTGAGCAGCAATTTACCGGCCAGCACCTCTTCCCGGACGTAAACGTGCCACTCATGGGCGGCAAAATTCTCAAATTCGGCAAGGAGGCGTATATCGTGACCAACACGGTGCGCGCCCCCGGCGAGACCGTGCGCAACATCAGCGTCGCCTACAGCAGCGAAAGCTACGCGCTGGAAAACCGCCTGCTTGAAGGCAAAGTCGCCGAAGAATTTTTGGAGGAGAGCGCCAAAGTGCCGGGCGTCAACCTGCAAACCCGCGCGGTCAATACCGTCATGAAAAAAATGCGCCTTGAAGGCGAGGCGAACAAGGCAAAACTCGCGACCAGCACGAGCGCCTATGCCACCGGCCACACCGAAGCACTCTCTGGCACCGACCAATGGGACAACGCCGCCTCCAACCCGCTCGAAGCCATCAACGACGCCAAGCTGAAAATCCGCAAAAGCACCGGCCAATACCCGAACGTCTTGCATCTGGACGTCTATGCCTACGAGGCGCTCAAACGCCACCCGAAAATCATCGAGCAATTCAAATACAGCGGCAAAGACAGCATCACCAGCGCGATGCTCGCCAACTATTTCGACATCGAGAACCTGGTCGTCGCCAAGGCAGTCTCCGTTGCCGACCTCAATGCCGATTTCAGCGAGCTGTGGGGCAACAACACCATCCTTGCCTACGTCGCACCGGCTGGGGCACGCAATATGGAAGAGCCGAGCTTTGGCTACAACTACGTGCTCAGCGGCCTGCCGCGCGTCGAAAAAGGCTATTTCGAGAACAGCGACCGCTCTTGGCATTACCCGGTACATTTTGCCGATCAGGCGGTCGTCACCAGCCCCGGCGCAGGCTTCCTTTTCACCAACACCGCGGCCATCAAATAAGGAGCGCCCGCGATGAAATACCGCCTCCGCTCTCCCATCCGCCACGGCGGCAAGCGCATCGAGCCGCCTGCTGTGGTAGAACTGACATTAGTCGAAGCTGCGCCGCTACTCGCCGCAGGCGTTATCGAGCGCGCCGCCGACACCCCCGCACAAGGCTGGCTTGCCCTTGATGCGCAAACCGTCGCCGACCTGCTCGCGCCGCTTGACCTCAAGCGGAAACCGGGGCTGAAAAAGGCGCTGGAGTTACTGCGCGAGCAGGTGGACGGCAGCGAAACTGAGGACGGCATTGCCCTCAGCATCCGCGACGAAGACCTGACACAAGCAGACCTTGATGCCGCCTGGGCGCTGCTCGCTACACCGCCTGCCGCCGCTGAAGAAGTCGTCACAGAACCTCCAGCGCCTGCTGCCGAAGAACCCGCCGCAGAAACCCCGGCGGCAGCGGCAGAAGACGCCCCGCCGGAAGGCGAAGCCGAGGCGCAGCCGTGAACTACTGCACCGCGCGCGACCTCATCGCCCACGCCAACCGCGCCAACCTCATCACCCAACTGGCGGGCAACGACTACGGCGCCTTGCCCGCGCCAGCGGCGACGCTCGACTATTTTGAGACGGGCAACGCCGCCCCCGGTTACGAGGACACCCTCGCCGCGCTCAAAGCGCGCACCGAGCAGGCAATCACGCTGGCATCGGGCGACATCGACGGCTATCTCGCCCTGCTGCCCGGTCTGCAACTGCCACAGCAAACCCTGCACGCCGCCTGCATGGACATGGCGCTATTCAGATTGTGTGAGCAACTGGACGAAAAATCCGTCATCAAACAGCTCAACGACAGTCGCCACGCCTATTTCAACCGCCTGATTACTGGGCGGGCGGCGGTCAAAAACAACCCCGGCTATGGCAGCGCGCAGACCGCCGCGCCCGCCGCCGTCTTCACCGACGCGCAACTACGAGGCTACTGATGGCAGACCTGTTCGCACCGCGCAAAGCACTTACGGCGCACCTGCAAAAGCTGGTTGAGCGCGGCGTCCTGCGCTACGTCGGCCAGCATTACGAGCTAGAGCAGGTATTGGACAACCAGCCCGCGCAGCACATGGGCGCTTACGTCGCCTTCGACAAATACAGCGACGTCAGCGTGCAGGGGCGCAACCACAAAATGACGCAGCACTACACCGTCATCCTCGCTGTGCAGAACAACCGCCCGGCGCGCAGCGGCGCAGGCTCGGGCATGGACGAGGCAGGCGAGGTACTCGCCGCCATCATGAGCCACGTCGAGGGGCTGCGCATCGACGAGGGTGCGCTCAACACCACCCCCGGCTACGGCAAACGCTTCACCCTCACGGCTGCTGACAGCGCCTTTTACCGCCACGGCTGGGCGTTTTACCCCCTTTCCTTCGCCATTGACGTTATCCATCTCAACCAGGACACCCCATGAGCAACCTCAACAGTATCACCAACGACCGCGGCTTTATCGGCACCGGCAACCCCTACTTCATCCCGGAAGGCGACGATTCCGCGGCCTTCTACCTCGGCAACCCGCTCTCCGTAAAAATAGCGCTCTCCTCCGAAACCAAAACCCGCATCAGTCATCGCAAACACGACAGCGGCGCGGTGCTGGACAGCATCACCATCCCCAAACCGGCAGAGGTCACCTTTGAAACGGATACCTTCCAACCGCTGACATGGGGCATGGCGATGATGGGCAGGGCGGCAACGCAGACCAGCACCGTACAAACCATCGCCGACGAGCCTGCCAAGGCGCGCCTCGACGGCTACCACGCCCTGAAAAACCACGACATCGACCCCACGACCATTGAGGTCAAAAAAGGCGGCACCGCTATCCCGGCGGGCAAATACGAGCTCAACGCCGAAATCGGAATGCTCAAAATCACCGACGAAACCGCGGCGGCAGAAGGTGACGACCTCACCATCAGCTACAAAACGCTTGCTACTACCCGCACCGTCATCGACGGCGCGCGCGTCACCAGCTTCAAAGGCAAAATCATCCTGGACGGCCGCGACGAGGTCACGAAAAAACGCGCCAAACTCATCATCCCCTCGGTGACTTTGGCGGTCGATGGCGACTTTGACTGGTTCTCCGATGATTTTAATAAGGTGACCATGAAAGGCACGGCGGCGGTCGGCAAAAACGGCGAAGCGCCCTACACCGTCGAGCTCTACAACTAAGCCATGAGCAAAAGGAGCCGCACCCGTGACTGGCAAAAACACCACAACACCCGCGACGCCTGCGGTGACGCCCCCCGGCGTTCCCGTGCGCCTGCGCAGCCCCGCCGTCATCGGCAACATTGACTTTGCCGCGGGGGCAACCGTTACCGTCCCGCCTGACACCGCCGACTGGCTGGTGGCAAACGGCACAGCGGTCATTATCGACGCGCCCAACGCAGAGGAGGCCGCCACCCCGAAACGCAGAACCCCCGACCGTTGAAAGAAATCTCCGTAACCTGCCGCCTCTGGGCGGCTTTTTTATGCCGTCGTGGCACAAGAATTGCTATCCTGCACGCAGTATCAACAACACAAGGGGACTGTCCATGCTCGGCTTTTTCTTTTCGCTGGCGATTATTGGCGTCGTGGCATTGTTTTTCGCGCTCAAAACACCACACAAGGCGCCCTTTCTCGGTGCGCACAAGACGCGCGCCAATGTATTGCTCCGCTACGGCGGTTTCTGCGTGGTCTGTTTGCTATTGGCGCTCGCTCTGCCTGTGATTGGCGTCAGCGACAGCGCGCTGGATAACACTCCACTCCGCACTGCTCCATCTGCCCAACCCGCTGCCGCGCCAGCGGCGGCCACGACGGACGAACACGAAAAAGACGCTGCCTTCCGCACCTGCCGCAAACTGATTAACGAACAAGTCAAAGACCCGCATTCTGTGGATGTCAGTATCACCGGCGTCGTCACCAGCCTGCGCGAAAACGGGCAAGTCTTCGTAACCATCCCCTTCGCCGCCAAAAATAGTTTTGGCCAGCCGCGCAACATGGAGGCAACCTGCCATATTTGGGACGGCCACGACCCGCAAATCACCCTGCGCGAACGCTAAGCACACACCGATTCCCGCCCGGCATTGCCGGGTTTTTTTATACCTGGCAGTTGTCAAGGAATCCTTGACAACTGAACTTGTGAGTAAAAGTTGATAGTTGCCCTACTCGCCCCAGCGGGCATGCCAGACGCGTTTGCCGACGATTTGGAAATCCTCGCCTGGTTGGATTAACCACGACGGGTAGATGTCGTTGTCAGAAATGACGCGCACCCCCGCGCCCTCGCGCACCAGCCGCTTGAGATACAGCACCTCGCCGACGCGGAAGACGAAAATACCGCTGTCTGCCGTGGTTTGCCGCATATCAATCATCACAGCGTCATTGGACTGGATAGTCGGCTCCATTGAGTCGCCGCTTACGCGCACACAGGCGAGCATATCCGGCTGCAGCCCCTGCTTGCGCAGGCTGTATTTGGTAAAGGCGAGGTAGGTCAGGACGTTTTCGCCGTCGAAAAAGCGCCCGCCGCCCGCGCTCACCTCAACGTCATAGAGCGGAATCCAGGCGTAATCATTGACATCAGGCGTACGGTCGCGACCGGCCTCATAGGGCGCTGCGCGCTCTCGCAGGTGGTGGATGACCTCGTCTGTCGTGCCACGCAGTATCTCACCGCTACTGCTGCGCACACGCCATGTGCCGTCCGCCATTTGGTCGGCAACAATCTCATCTCCCAAAACCGGCGACGTCGCCGGTTTTGTGTTTTGCGATTCCGCTATCTCATTGTTTTTTCTGGAGCGCGGTTTTTGAAAACCGGCGACGTCGCCGGTTTTGCCGGTCAGGATATACACCGCGTCCAAGCCAAGGGCATTCATCCCGACCAGCTTGTCGGAGGGGATGGGGGACTGGTCTTTTTCCCAGCGGGCAATGGTCGTAAAGCTCACGCCGAGGGCGTCGCCAAGTTGCTCTTGGCTGCTGTAGCCCGCTAATTTTCGCTGCTCAAGCAGCCGTTTACCGATAGACATGTGCTAAATTTAGTAGATTTTGAGAGCTGTATTCTCCCAAAAATCAAAAACATATACAAATATAGTAGAAAGATATTTGACAGAGTTATATGTACTAAATACAATACATTCAACCAATCAAAAACAGTCGAATATCACCATGAACGGACAGCAGATTTCACAGGCACTTAACCAAAAAGAGTTGAATTTCTCTCTCGTGGCGCAGGCTTGCGGCACCAGTGCCAGCCATATTCGCAATGTTGCGTATCGGCTCGTCACGAGCGCTCCCGTTGCCAACAAAATCGCGCGGGCATTGGGAAGACCTTTTGACGAGGTTTTTCCCGACTACGCAACCAAGCGCAACGCCAAGGCGGCGCGCGCCAAGCGTGTCAAGCAACTAGCAAAAATAGTTAATGACTGACGCAATTATTACACATATTTGCAACCCGGTAACAAATAATGAAAACACAAGGCCTATCCAGAACCCAACTGCGCGGCTATGAAACGATGAAGGCGCTGTTTGGGCATGAATTAAACGGCATCAGTTGCCAAGCGCTTGCCGACCGTTTTGGCGCGCAAAAGGCGGCGACGTTGCGTGATTTGCAAGCGCTCGAAGCTGCCGGGTTGGCAGAGCAGCTCCCGAACAAATGCTGGCGCGTCAGCCCAGCGCTCGGACGTGAGGCGCTCAAAATTTTTAACGCCGTTAATCAGGCGCGCGACCGCCTTAACGAAACTGCCAGCCGCTACGGCATCGGCTTGTAAGGAGTAACCCATGAGCAACAAGCAAATAGACGCTGATGCGGTCTGGCAAGAGACCGCTGCCTCGGAAAAGGCGCTGGTCGCCGCCGCCGTGACCGCCGAGCAAATCGAAATGAACCAGCTGCTCGGTCGCCTGCAAGCCACGCAAGCGATTGCCGCCATGCTGGACGGCCTCTCGCTGGCGCAAATTGCCCAAATCAAAGAGAGCAAGCGCTACAAACAACTGGCCGGGCAAAAAATGGTTATCGGTGGCGTCGAAATCCGCCTGGATACGTGGGAGGGATTTTGCGCCGCCCTCGGTAGCAGCCGCCGCGGCATCGAAGAAAAACTCGACAACCTCCGCCTGCTCGGCGAAGAAGCGCTCGACAAGGCAACCGCGCTCGGTATGACCACACAGGAGCTGCGCAAGTTGCGCCATCTGGACGCGAGCGACCAGCAAATCGTCATCGGCGAAATCGAAGTCGCCGCAGGCGACAAGGAGGCCATCATTGACCTCATCACTGACATGGCGGCCAAGCACAGCAAGGAGCGCGAAGAGCTGCAAGCGCGGCTGGAAGACCAGCGCGGCGAAGCCGCTGCCTCCGAACGCATCATTGAGGAGCGCAACAAGCGCATCGACAAACTGGAAAAGCAACTGCACAAGCAGCAGCACCGCACGATGGAAGAGCAACGCCAGCAGTTGATGACCGACGCGGGCGCGGCGCAAATCCTCTGCCTTGCCCCGCTCGCCGGACTGGATGACGCCATTGACACCCTGCTCGGTGAAGACGATGCCGCCTGCACCCGCCACGCCGCCAACCTCCTGCACGAGCTGCGCGCCGCCGTCGAAGACCTGCAACTGAAATACGGCCTCGGCGACGTCGTCAATCCCGATGACCGCTGGATGGCGGGCGGATTTGACCCCGAAGAAGCCGAACGGGCCAACGAACTGAAATAACCCCCGACTGCCATGAACGAGGCATATCTGATGGAACTGATCGCAAAACTGGAAGCCGCACCGCACGGCGGGCGCGACGCCATCGTTGAGGCTGCTGCCGCCTTTGTTGGCAAAAGCAAAACCACCGTGTACCGCGCCCTGCGCAAGCTGGGCTACAACACCCAGCGCAAGCCCCGCGCCGACAAGGGAACGAGCGCCATCAGCGACGCCGAGCTTGCCAATATTGCCGCCATCCAGCACGCCGCCACGCGCAAGACCGGCAAGCGCCTCGCCAGCGCGAAGACGGCGGTGGAGATTGCCGCCGCCAACGGTCTCGCCGCGCGCCAGTACAACGCCGCCACCGTCAACCGCCAGCTGCGCGAGCGCGGGCTTTCCGGCGCGCAAATGCGCCGCGCCAGCCCGCACGTGCAACTGGCGAGCCGCCATCCGAATCATATGTGGCAGATTGACCCGTCCTATTGCGTCCTCTACTACCTCAAGGCGGGCAAGGGGCTGGCGGTGATGGACGAGGCGCAGTTTTACAAGAACAAGCCGCACAACTTCGCGCGTATAGCCCGCGACCGCGTGCTGCGCTACGTCTGCGTCGACCACTGCACCGGCGCCTTCTATTGCCGCTACTACAACGTCAGCGGCGAGAACGCCGAGACCATGTTTGATTTTTTGATGCGGGCGATGGGCGAGAAGGACAAGCAGCGCAACCCTTTCGAGGGCGTGCCGAAAATCCTTTACTGGGACAAGGGCAGCGCCAACCAGTCATCGCTCATCCTTGCCCTGCTGGAAGGGCTGGGCATCGAGCATCATGCCCACGTCAAAGGCAACAGCCGCGCCAAAGGCAGCGTCGAAAAGCACAACGACCTGATTGAAACCAACTTCGAGAGCCGCCTCACCTTCGTCCGCATTGACAGTATTGACCAGCTCAACCTTGCCTGCGAGCGCTGGCAGCAGCAGTTTCAGGCGACGCACATTCACAGCCGCCACGGCATGACCCGCTTCGCCGCGTGGCGCAAGATTACCCCGGAGCAGCTCGTCGCCCGCCCGCCGCTGGAAATCTGCCGCCTGTTGCTCACCAACAAGGCGGAGGAGCGCACCGTGGGCGGTAATTACCACATCAGCTACGCCATCCCCGGTTACGGCAGCCGCCGGTATCGCGTCGCCCACATTGACAACATCCCCACCCGCGGAACGGGCCCG